AGGTATTGGATATAATCAGTTAACAACTCATAAGCATTTTTATATAAATCAAAGTTTACCGAATTGATACACATTAGACAGAATAAATCTGGGCTGTGATTACAACTTAAATCCTTAATATCTGGTTTTAATCGCATACACATATAACATTATTTATAATCTAAAATATACATAATATTAACAATTACAATTTTCGCCCTCTAAATAATCGGTATTACACTCATCACAAAACCTATAATCATCTATTTCGGTATCATCTTGAATTTGAACTGTTGGAATAGGAATATCTAAACTTTTATAAGTTTTTAAACTTTCATCAAATTCTACTAAAAATCTTTTTTTATTCATTTCAACCTAAAAAATTCTTATTTAAATCAATTTTAAGGGGGTACGGCTAGACCTTGCCTTACCTAGATACCCCCTAAAAATATCAATCTTGTTTATTATGTTTATTTTTATTCAACTCAACTAAATAATAAATATGATTATCTAGTTTTGCTTTTTTAGTAATGCGATTAGTTATTAGTTTATCAATTCCATAAAATAATATGAATAAGATAAATACACTAAAAGCCAACACTAAAAACAAAATCAAATCATCTAATAAATAGTTTTCCATTTTGTTTATATTTTAGTTTAAAGTTTTAAACTTGCTTTCTAACTCCATTAAATAGAATTTAGCAAATTTAGTTATTACTAATTTACTACCAACTTTAAAAAAAGGCGATTTAGAGTTAACTGCTTTAAAGTATTTGTCTCTAAAGTCATTAACTTTTAGAATTGTTAAGTGTCTTTTATTATTGTCGGTACTCATTAACATATTAAACAAATCAATATCACAAATTAAAACAAAATTAAATAAATTTAATACAAATAAAATTAAATTTTTATCAGGTCAGGGGGTTAAGAACGGTAGCCACTACACAGCGAAGACTACTAAAAAAGATTAAATCACTCTTAATTTAATTCACTTAACTACGGGTTAAGTGTTTTTTACTCCAAGTATATCCTATGAAAGCCCATAGTTAACCCGTAAATTATTCTATATTTATTCACTATCATAAACGGGTTATATTCTATTTTTCGCCTAGTGTTGCCACCTGTGGTTATACAAAATATAGATTTATAAAAACATCAATAACTATTGTTTTAATATATTTTGATATATTTTGATTTAAAAAATCTTATTTAAAAGACTTTAGAGCATCAAAGAAATTATTTGACGGGGCTTAGTACCCCCTAGATTTTAAGTTTTTGATTGTCTAGGTTTTCTTACCTTAGGTAATTTAATGTTTTCTAATAATTCAAATCTTAGGGGTTTATAAGTTATTTTTCTTTTATCTAAGATTTTTAAAAATTTATAACCATTATCTAAACCTTTAAATTCTTTAATTCCATTTTTAACAATCTCAACTTGGTTAAAAGCATAAAGATAAGGGTAATTACTTTTATTTTCATCTACAAATTTAATAAATGATACATAATCATTTAAACTAATTTTAGTATTTTTAACAAAATTAATTAAACAATCTGTAAACTCTAAGTATCTATTTAAAACATCAAATCTAATATTCCCTTTAAATATTCTTAATTCAACTGTACTTTTTTTAGACAAATTTACTGCTGAATATTTAGCTGAATAAATTAAATTATTATAATCTTTAAAATATCTATTTAACTCTAATACATCTTTATTTTTAAAAATAGTCTCGCAATATTGGTTATTAAAATATTCCCGACCTGCAATTCTGGCTATGTAATTAAAATTCATCTCATTATTTATAAAACTAATTATTCTAAGTATTTGTAATTTTGTAAGGGTGTCTCTACTAATATGAATATGTACTCCAGTAGAACTCCTAGAATAACTACCTAAAAAATCTTTAACTTGCTTGTGAAAGTTATAAAATAAATTACTATTTTTAATATAGTTAAAAGACATAGCCGTAGATACAATTTCAATTCCATTATCTCCAATAGAGCCGTCAGATTTACAAATTGCTATACCTTTTAAATAATTTTCTTCTATGTCTTTAATAATTGTAAGGGGGGCTTTATCTTGAATAGAAAATGTTTCTATTTCTATTCCGTATAACTGTGTCTTTTTTTTATCTTCATCACTAAAATATAATTTATCTAAGACTTTTAATACATCATCATAACAAGACCTTAACTTGTTATTATTAGATTTAAACTTAGTAAGATAATTAGTAGTTTTAAAATAACTATCATCACTAAAAATCGCTGTATTTAAAGATTTGATAAATTTTATTTCTGGTACTGGTTTTAAATTATCAAGTACATTACTTAAATCTAATCTAATATAAGTCTCACTAGAATATGGTACTAATTGATTTGTAATATTAGACACAAAATATTTATAGATATAATTTTGCTCATCAACTTTATAAAATCTTTTTAAATTATATTTATTATCATCTTTAAATTTTTCAATAACATTAAATTTATTATCAGTATTATAAAAACTAAGTAAATTATTCTTATGAAAATAAAAACCAGTAAGGCAACATTTATAAACATTACAATTTATTAAAGTATTAAAATTTAAATCTTTTAAAAGACTTTCTACATCTTTTAAAATCTCATTAAAAATATCATTTTGCGATTGATGATTTACTAAAAAACTTAAATAAAATTTTTGATTAAAACCAAATATCCCCTTTGTTAACTTATAATCAGCAATACAAAGACAATCAAAAAGACTTAGGTCTTTTAATTGCTTACCTTGTAAATAACCTTGAAAATAAGTAGTTTGATATTGAAAAAAGCATTGGTTAAAACTTGTATTATATAATTTTAAATTACTAGGTACTTCATTTAAATAACTTTTTAAAATTATACTATTTAAATAATCAAATAAACTTACAGAAATTATTTTATTTTTTTCATTTCTCTCACAAATAAGATTAATATTATCAATCTCATCTAATAAGGTTTCAAAAAAAGATTGCCTACCGTCATTTTTATAATTTAATAAAGTGTTATAAAAACTTTCATTATTAATATCAGTAAAAATATCTTGAAAAGGTTTTTTTAAATATAAGTTTTTCTCATTTTTTAAAAATCTTAAATTACTAATAATATATTTATCTAGTTTTAATCTAGGATATTTCTCAACTAAATTAATATCTTTTTTAAAACTCATAATTATATTTTAAATCATCTACTTGAATTTGATTATCTTCAATCTCATTTAAAATTTTTTTATCATCTCTAAGGTCAGTAATTAAATCAGCGATTTGTTTATGATTTAGTTTTTTAATTGTTTTAAAAATTTCTTTATTTGTACCGTTATCAAAAACGTGTGATAAATTTTGATAATTTAAATAAATATTTTCTTTTTTATTTTTCTTAGATTGTTTTTTAAACAATGCTTTTTTCAATAAATCTTGTTTAAAAGTTTTATCACTATCATAATAATAATTGCTGTAATAATTTTCATCATCAGTATTAGAATTAAAATCATAATAATTATTTGAATTATAACTCTTAAAATTATAATCATTAAAATTAGAATTTCTTGAATAGCTAACTGTGCTTGTTTCATAATCTTGAATTGAGTATGTTTGAGATACTTTTAAATTTTTATATTCCGACCAGTCGCCCAAAAACTCAAAATTATTATTTAAACTGTTTAAAAGTAATACCCTTGAATTTGTTTCAGCATTAATAATCTTATTTAAAGATTTAATAAAACTCTCATTAAAAATTAAATCTGGTTTATTTTTAATTATTGGTTTTAAAATATATCTACTAAAAAAATAAGTATCAGATTTTTTATTATCTAAAATAGGGGCTGGTAATAATGGGCTGTTGTGCATTAAAAATAAATCAAAATTATCGCCTAGCTTTTTATTTAAAATACAAAAGGGGTGGCTATTAAAATTATTTTTCTCGCCCTGTGTTGCAAATCTAAAATGTAAGGCAATTTGATTTGTATTTTTTGCGTGTTTATTAAAACATTTTAAAACTGATTTAAATTTTTTAGGTAGGAATTTTTCGGTAATAATTTTATTATTTTTAGAGTACATAAGACCGAAACCGTCTTTATTTCCGTTATATGCTCTTAACAAAATTTTGTCGGTTATATTTTCTGGTTTACCTACTATTATAATACACATTTTAAATCTTAATCGCTTAAATTAAATTATCTACCTAGTACGAATATATAAACTGATTTGAAATTATTTAAAACAATAAAAGACTACAAAAAATAAAATACAATTAGGGCTTGTAATTACTATTTATAGGTATTATATACATACTATTAGTAGAGTGTTGTAAAAATATCACATACTACGGGTAGTATAACAATACATCTTAAAAGGTTTAATTTTAACTAAATACGGGGGTTTTTATTTTAAATAATTCTTTAAAAAATATTTTATCGGTAGTTTTAATAATTTTATTTAGTGTAGTTTTAATAACGGCTATTGCTAGTTTAAATGATTTCACTATTTTTTTAATTTTATTATTTTTATTAATTCCAATAATTTTAATTTTAAATTATTTAGCTTAATTTAATAAATTAATACGGGTTAAATGGTAAGTATAACTCCCCACACTAACTTAACAAACAGTTAACCCGTTTTAAATTTAATAATAACAAAGTGAATTTATAATTATTTTAAAAACAGCTCTATACTCGGACAAGTTGCATAAATTAGCTTATTTTTTCAACCTATGGTTTTACAACCTAAAGTTTTACAACTAAAAATTGAAAAATAAAAATTCACTATCATAAGTTCAAATTGCGTTTTAGTTTTAAGTTTAAATTGCGTTTTAGTTTTGAATTTATTTTTTAAAAAGACTTGACTTGTTTTACGAGACTAAGTATATAATTAAAAATTAACGGAGGTCATAATGCAAAATAAAAACATTACCACCCTAGAACTTTTACAATTAGTAATTTTAAGGGAGTGGTCTAAACAAAAAAGTGGTGTGGCTAGTGTAAAGAACGCTGAAGTGTTTATGAATTGGTATGGGGCTAACAAACCTTTTAAACACTTAACTACAGATATACTTCGTAATTTTAAATTCTATTGTAAAGAAACTTTAAAGTACAAGGCAGCGACAATTAATAGGAAGTTAGCCTCAGTATCTAAATTGATAACATATTCAAGGGGTATGGGCGGGTTTAGTTTTACTTGGGGTATACCTATGGTTGAATACGAAACTGAGAATAATCAACGTAAGTTTATATTTACATCAGAAATAGAAAATAAACTATTGCAAACAAGTACAAGTTGTGGTTATAATGAACTTAATGATTTGTGGGTATGTTTAGTAGAAACTGGTTGTCGTGTTTCTGAATTACTAAAGTTAACGTGGGAAAATATTGAAGGTGAGTTTATTTGTTTAAAAGATACTAAAAACGGGGACACTAGATATGTTCCTATATTTGATAAAGTTAAAAGTATTTTTAAAAAAAGAAAACAATTAAATTTAATAAGTCCGTTCCCATACAAACTACACGTAGTAGAAAACAGTTGGTCAATGATACGGAAGAAGATGAATATGCAAAATGAAAAAGATTTTGTCATACACTCATTTAGACACACATACATTACTAGATTACTTAAACGCAGGGTGGGTATTGAAGTAGTGCAAAAAGTTGTTGGACATAGAGATATACGAATGACTCAAAGGTACAATCACCCAACAAAAGATGATTTGAGAGATGCTTTGAAAGTGCAGGGTGGAATGAATTAAGTTATTATATGATTAATAATTTTTTAATAATTTGGTTAGTAAGTGGACAGCCATTGTATTTTAAACAACAACCAACTGGTTGCCACGATACTTTTGACAGATTAACTCACACTAAAACTATTACAAGTAGTAAAGGTAGAAAACAAATTGCAACCTTTTATATGGGTACTGAAGTTTTAGTTTACCAATGTTTTGATTATGATACCACACGATTTGAAAAATAAACAAGAACTCCTAGAAGGAGAAATGATTAGTAGTGGTAAAGAACGCTACTATAAGACTTTAGATAAAAATATTAAAAAAGGTAGACTAAGTGTTACTCCGCCTTTTATTTATATTCAAAAATTTTTATTGACGCCTTTAGCTGACCGCATAGAAAAATTTGTAAAAGATAGCTATGCTTCAGATAAAGCTGGTGTACGTAAAACATCTGCTGAACCTTTACGAGATTTAAATGATAGCAAGAATGTAGCTTTAACTACACTAAAGTCAGTAATAGATAGTATTGCACTAAATAAAAATTTATTACAAACTTCTATTAACGTTGGTACAAACGTTGAGTTTGAATACAAGGTAAAAATCTTTAAAAAAGAAATGCCTAACATACATTATAAAATAGCCGCAGATTTAAGTAAGAGAACTAAAAATGTTAAGCACAAGAGAAAAGTATTTAGTCACACACTAGATAAATACAAAGTAAAAGTAGAAGATTGGGATATATCTAAAAAAGTATTAGTAGGTCAACAGTTGATTGACTTATTGATAGAAAGTACGGGTTTGTGTGAAGTAGTAGCTATTAACGTAGCCCGTAACAAAACCGTGAATTACCTACAGTTTAAAAAAGAAATAAAAGACAAAGTAGATCAAAAAAACTTTGAGTGCAGCGTATTGACTCCATACTACAAACCTATGATTTCAAAACCTAGGGAGTGGCGTAACAGTCCTTTTAATGGTGGCTATTATAACGAGTATTTGTCCAAACAGCCTTTAATTAAAACAAATGATTTTAGTTATTTAAAACAATTACAAGAAGAAGGTCATAAAGATTTTTATGAAGCTGTAAATCATTTGCAGAATGTTCCATTTCAAATAGATAAAGATATGTTTGAAGTTATGGAATTTATTTGGGATAGAGATTTAGGTATAGGTCATTTTCCAACACGTGAAAGTTTATTAGATAAAAATAATAAGCCAAAGAATGTTTTTAGAAGTGAATTAGTAGATACAGATAAAGAAGCATTAATTAAATATAAACGTGATTGCACAAATGAATACAAAAATGAAATAGCTAGAATTTCAAAAGTTCTTTCAACATCAATAGCAATTTCAATCATAAAAGAATATTTAAATGAAAATGTTTTTTACCTTGTTTTGTTTATGGATAGGAGAGGTAGAATATATACCGTAGGTAATTATCTAAGCTATCAATCAGATCAAAAAATTAGAAGTGTTATATGTTTTAAAAACGGGGAAAGACTTGGGGACAGGGGTAAGTATTGGTTATTTGTCCACGCCGCTAATACATTTGGTAATGATAAAATATCATTTGATGAACGGGTTAAGTACACAGAAGACAATTTTGAGCTTATGCTTTCTTATGCAGATAACCCATTTGAAAACAGGGGTTGGGGAGAAGCAGATAAACCTATGGAGTTTTTACAAACTTGTTTTCATTTAAAACAATATAAAAAGTACGGGTTAGATTATGTTTGTAATCTACCTATCTCCATGGACGCAACTTGTAGTGGATTACAGATTTTAAGTATATTGTCTAGAGACTATGAAACAGCTTGGAAAGTAAATGTTACTCCATCAGAAAAACCGCAAGACATTTATACTATTGTTGCAGATAGTGTTATAAAAGAAGTTAAAGAATTAGCTGGTCAAGGTTCTTACGAGGCTAACCGTTGGTTACAATTTGGCATCACTAGAAGTATAGTAAAGCGAAACATTATGACATATGTGTACGGGTTAAAACAATTTGGAGCTCGTGAACAGGTGTTTGATGAGTATAAAAAACAATTAGAACTAGGTAAACCTAAAGTTTTAAAAGATGACGGTTTCCAAGATTGTAAGTGGTTAGCTAATATAAATTGGAAACACATACAACAACAAGTACCTAAAGCATCTGAATTAATGGTTTGGTTTCAGAATGTAGCTAAGTTATTTGCACAAGCTAATTTATGTATGAAGTGGACTACCCCTATGGGTTTTAAAGTTACACAAGATTATAGATACTTACAGAAGTTTAAAGTTAAGACTGCTATATCTGGTTCACTAGTTTATACAACTTTACGTAGACAACTACATAAATTAGATACAAGAAAAATGCAAAGCAGTATAGCCCCTAATATTACACATAGTCTTGATGGTGCTTTAGCACAAGCAGTTGCATTACGTTGTAAACACAGTTCAGAACCAATACCAAATTTATTAATGGTTCACGATAGTTTTGCAACTACGGCTAACAAGGTTGATTTATTACATAAATTCATTAGGCAATCTGTAGTTGATTTATTTACAGAAGATTATTTAGTTAAGCTGTATGAGGACTTTGCTAAACAATTACCTAATAAACAAAAAGCATTATTAGAGCCACCACCAGAAAAAGGAACTTTAGATATTACTAAAGTGTTAGAGAGTAAATACTTTTTTATGTGATGGCACATAGTAATAGGTCAAAAAGAGTACGACCTAAGATGTACTCTTGGAAGTACAAGTTAAATCTTGTAAGCCAATATACTAACAACAAATAAAAACTTATGGAAAAAATAAAACTAACAACTTATACAACTCCAGTTGGTACGGCATTTTACCCGTATTTGTTTACGCCAGATACTAAATTTGATGCTAATGGAGTTTACAATGTTAAACTAAGATTAAGTGAAAAAGAAGCAAAACCTATAATTGATTTAATTAATAAGGAAATAACTTCTGAATTAGCTAAAAATAAATCAACAAAGAAATCTGAATTTCTACCATACAAAAAAGTAGATGGTGGTATTGAGTTTCATTTTAAACAAAAAGCTAAAGGTAAAACTAAAGCTGGTGTTGAGTACGAAAAAAAGGTAAAAGTATTTGACTCTAAAGGTAAAATGATTACTACACCTTTGATTGTTTATTCTGGTAGTACGGTAAAAGTTGCTTATCAAATAAGACCTTATTTTACTAACATACTAGGTTGTGGTGCTACATTAGTATTACAAGCTGTTCAATTATTAAACTTAGTTGAAGGTAATCAATCTAAAGATAATTTTGGTTTTAATCAAGAAGACGGTTTTGAATACATTGAAACCAACCAAACAGTAGCACTTAAAAATGGTTCGGTTCAAGAAGAAAAATTCGACTTCTAATTATAGAAGCGGATTAGAAGATACTGTTATTGAAGATTTACAAAAACGTAATATAAATTTTCAATACGAAAAGAAAATAGTTTTATACTTAAAGCCTTCCACTAAGCACAAGTATAAACCAGATATACTTTTAGATAACGGGATTTTGGTGGAGATAAAAGGTTATTTTACTGCTAACGACAGGAAGAAACATCTTTTAGTGAAAGAACAAAATCCCGAGTTAGACATAAGATTTGTTTTTGGTAATTCTAAAAATAGAATACATAAAAAATCTAAAACAACTTATGCTGATTGGTGTATTAAAAATAATATTAAGTTTGCTGATAAATTTGTACCAGCAGAGTGGATAAACAACAATGAAAAATAACAAGGAGTTAAATTTATGGGAGAACACAATACTGAAAGCGAGTTTGTTAGGCATATACCGTGTACTAATCCAATTTGTATGTCTAGTGACGCTAATTCTTTATATAGCGACGGGCACACTTTTTGTTTTAGCTGCAATACTTATGTTGGTAGTACGGGTGTTATTGAGTCCAATAATAAAACATCTAAACAAATTGCTGATTTGGTTTTTGGTAATTTTATTCCGTTGCTTAAACGTAATATCACGTTGGAGAGTTGCCAGAAGTGGAACTACCAAGTTGGTAAAATTAATAACGAAATAGTACATATAGCTAATTATTATGATAAAGATAAAAACGTATCTTTTCAAAAATTAAGATTTAAAAATAAAGTTTTTAAAACAACTGGAAATATTAACAATGCTTTACTTTACGGTCAGCAACTTTGGAGACAAGGTGGTAAGAAAGTTTGTATATGTGAAGGAGAAATTGATTCAATATCTTTGTCGCAATTATTTAATCATAAATACCCAGTTGTGGGAATACCTAACGGTGTTAATGGTGCAGTTAAAGCATTAAAGAAACAACTTGAATGGTTAGAAAGTTTTGAAGAAATAATTTTATTCTTTGACCAAGATACCCACGGTCAAGATGCAGCCAAAGAGTGTGCAGAATTATTTACAGTAGGTAAATGTAAAATAGCTACATTTGAGTTAAAAGACGTTAATGATATGCTTGTTGCTGGACGTGGCGAAGAAGTTATCAAAGCTATGTGGGAAGCAAAAGAATATAGACCAGATGGAATTGTTTATGGTACTGACTTATGGAATTTAATTAAAGAACCAGTACCAGTAGCGGTTGCACAATATCCATTTTCTGGTTTAAATAAAAAATTATATGGTTTAAGAAAGAGAGAAATAGTTACTGTGTGTGCTGGTACTGGGGTTGGTAAAACTTTATTTACTAAAGAACTTATGTACTCATTAATAAAACAAAACCATAAAATTGGTATCATATCTCTTGAAGAAAGTTTACAAAGAACTTGCCACGGTATTTTAGGAATTAGTTTAAACAAACGTGTTCATATAAAAGGAGTTAGTAATATACCAGCTAACGAACTTGAAGAAGCGTATAAAGATACTTTAGGTAGTGGTAAGGTATTTTTGTATCATAACTTTGGAAGTACAGAACAAGAAAATATATTTACTAGGATTAAATTCTTTGCAAAAGGTTTAGATTGTTCTTTTGTAATATTAGATCACGTTTCAATTTTAATATCTGGTCTTGATATTGTAGACGAGAGAAAAGCCTTAGATGTTTTATTTACTAAGTTAAGAACTTTAACTGAAGAATTAAATATAAGTTTAATTTGTGTGGCACATTTAAAAAGATTAGATGGAAACCAAGACCATACTGACGGAGTAGCTGTTTCACTATCACACATTCGTGGAAGTGCAAGTATAGCTCAATTATCAGATGCAGTAGTTTCTTTAGAAAGAAATTCAAATAAAAATGAAAACAAAACAATTATTCGTGTATTAAAAAACAGATTTTCTGGCGATACTGGAATAGCATCTGCTGTTAATTACGATATAACAACTGGAAGATTAATTGAAGAAAATGACCAAAACTTTATTTTTTGATATAGAAACAAACGGGTTAGACCCATCATTAATTCATTGTCTAGTAATAATAGACGAGAATGACAAAGAATTTACTTTTACAGGAAACGATATTCTGAAAGGAACAAAACTTCTCACCGACAACTTAATAGTTGGACATAATTGTATTGGGTATGACCTCCCCGTTCTCAATAAATTATTAAATTACTCTCACAAGAGAGAGTTAGTCCACGATACGCTTTGTCTTAGTCGCCTTATCTACCCTGACATCGCAAATAGCGTTGATGTTAAGTTGTTGGTGAGAGGTTCAATATCTAAACACTCAGTTGGTAAACACAGTTTAAAAAGCTGGGGAGAAAGATTACAATTTAAAAAGATTGATTACCAACAAAACAACCCAGATGCTTTTGAAAAGTTTGACGATAAAATGTTGGAATATTGTATTCAAGATGTAAAACTTACTAAAAAGCTATACGAAAAGTTTATGTCTAAAGGCTTTAGTAAAGAAAGTATTGAACTAGAGCATAAAATATCTTTTATAACTAAAGAACAAGAATTACGTGGTTTTTATTTTGATGAAAAGAAAGCACAATCTTTACAAGCTAAGTTATTAGCTAAGTATAACGATTTAAAATTAAAATTAGAAAAAACTTTCATAGATTGGGAAGAAGATTTAGGAGAATTTATACCAAAGGTTAATAGTAAAAAGTTTGGTTATCAAAAAGGTGTACCAGTTAAAAAAACAAAATTAATAAAATTTAATCCATCTTCAAGACAACATATTGCTAACAGATTAATAACTTTACACGGTTGGAAACCAAAAGAGTTTACGCCTACTGGTACGCCAATGATTGATGAAGACATATTATCTAACTTACCGTACCCAGAAGCTAAACTATTAAATGAATACACACTTCTTACATAACCAATGTGGTTACTGGTCGTATGAGTTCTCGATATCCTAATTTACAAAACATACCAAATACTCATAGCCTGTATGGTAAAGAGTTTAGAGAACTATTCATACCTAAACCTAACTACGTAATGGTAGGGGTAGACGCTAAATCATTGGAAGCAGTTTGCTTTGCTCATTATATTTATAATTATAAAGGTGGTAAAGAATATGCCGATTTAATTCTTAACGGAGATTTCCACACTTATAACATGAAAGCTGCTGGATTAACTTCTAGAGAATTAAGTAAGACAATGTTCTACGCTTTACTATATGGAAGTTCATTTAAAAGATTGTCTGAAATACTTGATTGTCCTATAGCAGAGGCTAAAAATATATTAGATAAATTTTATAGACAACTTCCATTTTTAAAACAAATTAAAATAGATATAATAGAAAAAATAGAAGCACACGGAGTTTTAAAGGCGTTAGATCAAAGAATATTAACCGTAAGAAGTAACCACGCAACTTTAAATACTTTAATACAATCTTGTGGTGCAATCATAATGAAGAAAGCATTAACAATACTGTGGGATAATTTAAAAGATAAAGATGCTTGGGTTGTAGCAACTATTCACGATGAATTTCAAATAGAAGCAAAAAAAGAAGAAGCCGAATTTGTAGGTCAATTAGCGGTAGATAGCATAAAGAAAGCGGGAGAATACTTTAAACTTAGAGTACCTATTAGTGCCAGTTTCCGTGTGGGAAACAACTGGTCGGAAACTCACTAACAAAGAAAGAAAACAATGCAAGTAATATTAGTATTAACTGACGTAGGAGATGATAAAATTGCTTATTCTCTTTTTGAAGCAAAAGGAGAAGGAGAAACTGCTTATCAAGTGTCAGTAAGTCCATCTGTTCAAATAGGAGCTATTCTAGGTTCTTTTTTAAAAACAGTAGAAACATATACAGAAGATTTTGCTAAAATAGCAATATCTGAAGAAGTTAAATCTAAATACCCAGATAATGACTGGAGAGCTAAATTTTTAAAATCAGACGGCTCTGTTATTCAATTAGATTTAAATAAACTTAAACCAAAAGGTAATTCATAATGAGTACGTTAATTGTAGATGCAGATATTGTAGCATATAAATTATCCACAGTATCAGAAAAACCAATACGTTGGGAAAATGATGTTTGGACATTACACTCAGATGAAACTGAATGTATAGTAATGATTAAAGATTATTTTGATAACTTAAAAGAACAAACTGAATGTACTAAAATAGTTTGTGCATTTTCAGATAAAAATAATTTTAGAACCTCTATTTTACCTGATTATAAACTAAATAGAATAAATACTAGGAAGCCTTTAACTTTAAAATTTTGTAAAGATTATATTTATAAAAATTATAATGGTTATTCTAAACCTAATTTAGAAGCTGATGATATAATAGGAATACTCGCTACTAGTGATATTATACACGGTGCTAAAATTATATGTTCTGAAGATAAAGATTTAAACCAAGTTGAAGGTTTACATTATAATCCATCTAGTAAAGAATTTTACAGAGTTAATCAACAACAAGCTGATTATAATTTTTATTTTCAAGTTTTAACTGGAGATCAATCAGATAACTATAAAGGTTGTCCAAGTGTAGGTGCTGTTAAAGCTGCTAGAGTTTTAGCTAACTCTAAAAATTATTGGCAATCTGTAGTTGATACATACGAAGAAAACAAACTAACAGAAGAAGATGCACTAGTACAAGCTAGAGTAGCTAAAATATTAAAAAAGAAAGACTATGATTTTAAATTAAAGAAAGTAATATTATGGTCTCCGTCAACTAAACAAAAACCAAAAGGCATTAAGATTTCTTATTCAGAGCCAGAAAAAGAAACTACTGTATTTGGGACAAGGATATAAATATGTCTACAAATGATTTTAATTGTACTTTAAAAGGTTGTTTAGCTGAATTAGCAGTAGCTTATAAGTTTTTAAAAAAAGGTTACTACGTGTCTAGACCATTAGACCCATCTTGTCCTTTTGATTTAGTTATTACAAATAAAAAAGGTATTAATTATTTAATAGATGTTAAATCTATTTCGTATAGAAAAAAAGATAAAAGTGTAATAACTAGATGCTTGACAACACTACAGAAACAACTTAAAGTTAGATTTTATTTTACTAATATTAACGGTCTTAGTGCAAGACAAATTAAAAATATTAAAAATGACAAATAAAGCATTTTTTAAACAGGTAGGTGGTTCTCATTATAAAACAATGAAAATACAACCATCTAAATTTATTAATGAAAATGAATTACTATTTGCAGAAGGTAATGCAATTAAATATATCTGTAGACATAAATTAAAAGGTAAGAAAGAAGATATATTAAAAGCTATACATTATTTAGAAATGGTAATAGAAAGAGACTATAATGAGTGAAAACGATTATATTTTAAAAGCAAAAGAATATTTGTTTTTATCTGAGAACACTAAAGAACCTACGTTATCTACCCACTATTATACTATGTATATAGAAACTTTGTTTAAAGGAGATTTGTCTGCTGATAAAAATGAAAAAACTATTCAAGAATTAAATAAAGATAAAATACCAGATAATAAATCTTTTGGTAGACATAAAAATGAGTGATTTACATAGGTGGAAGAAAAAAACTTATTTAACTGTTAAAATTAGAGTTGATGATATTTTTTTTGCTAAAACACCAGATTTAAGTGGTTCTAGTGAATACCCATTTACGGTTGATGCTAAAGTAAAAATAATGGATATGAAAGTAGATAGACACACCATTGAAATGGACACTAACCTAGATAAACCAGTTCAAAAAGAAGATAAACCCGCCTATTAGTTGCCCTCTTGGAACAATATATGTTTGTAAATAAAGAATTAATACAACACCTAGATAAACTTTTCCCAAATAAAGTACCAGATATTACTGAAAATGAAAGACAAATTTGGTTTAAAGCTGGTCAAGCTAGTGTTGTTGCTTATTTAAAGCAGCTAGAACAAGAACAAAATAACAATATATTAGATTTAACATTAATAAAGAAAGATGAATAATTATGTGTTTTTCACAACCTAAAGCTCCCCCGCCACCTCCAGTACCAGCTCCTCCAGCTACGGAAGTAAATGCTAGTCAAGCTACTCTTAGAGAGAGAGCCCCACAAGCACCAGCTTCAGCTACATCTACGCCTTTAAGTGTAAGTAAAAAACGAGGTAAATCAGCTCTTAAAATAGACTTAGACCAGTCTAACTTAATGAGTGGTGGTTCTGGCGTTAATATCCCCTAATAGTACAATAAAATATGGAACAAAACCTAACAGCACGAGCTCGTTACTCTAAATTAGAAACAGTACGTCAACCTTATTTAGATAGAGCTAGAGATAGTGCAGAATTTACAATACCATCTTTAATAACTAGAGACGGCTATGGTAGCTCTACAAAACTATATACACCTTACCAAGGAATAGGTGCTAGAGGTTTAAATAATTTAGCTAGTAAATTACTTTTAGCTTTATTACCACCAAATCAACCTTTCTTTAGGTTGTCTTTAGATGAGTTTACAATTCAAAAACTTACTCAACAAAAAGGTATGCAAGGTGAGTTTGAAAAAGCTATGGGTTCTATTGAACGTGTAGTAATGAATGAAATAGAAGTTAATAATTTTAGAACTTCTGTATTTGAAGCGTTAAGACAATTAATTGTTGCTGGAAATGTTTTATTATATATCACACCAGAATTAACTACTAAAGTATATAAATTAGATGAGTATGTAATTAAAAGAGATTCAGTAGGTAATGTTATAGAAATTATTGCAAAAGATGTGACAAGTCTTTCTGCTGTTTCTGAAGAAATTGAAGATTTATGTCACGAAGAAAACGAAAAAGAAAATTACCAAGATAAACAAGTTTCTATCTACACGAGAGTGATTAGATCGGAAAATAAAAGGTGGCTTGTCCAACAAGAGGTAAATGATAAAATCATACCTAGCTCCATTGGAAGTTATCCACTAGACAAGTCACCTTTTATACCTCTAAGATACACATTAACAAACGAAGATTACGGTAGAGGTTTCGTAGAAGAATATATTGGTGATTTAAGATCGCTAGAGGCTTTATATAGAGCTGTAGTAGAAGGTAGTGCTGCTGCTTCTAAAGTTTTATTTTTAGTAAGACCAAATGGTACTACAAGAATTAAAACGTTATCTGAAAGTCCAAACGGTGCGATTAGAGAAGGAGATGCTAATGACGTAACTACTCTACAGATGAATAAATCTGCTGATTTCTCAATTACTTTTCAAACAATTAGAACTATAGAAGAAAGATTAACTTATTCATTTATGTTAATGAATAGTGTTCAAAGACAGGCTGACAGAGTTACAGCTACAGAAATAAGATTATTAGCTGACGCATTAAATGATAGTGTTTCTGGTTTATATTCTTTATTGTCTCAGGAATTACAATTACCTTTAATTTCCCGTTTGATGTATCAAATGGAAAGAAATAAAAGATTACCTACACTACCTAAAAATAGTATTAAAGTAAAAATAGTTACTGGACTAGAAGCACTAGGTCGTTCTTCTGATTTACAAAGATTAAATACTTTTATCCAACAATTAACTCCATTTGCACAAGAATTATTTAAGTATGTTAATTTTGATGAATATGTTAAACGAGTTGGTACATCATTAGGTATTGATATGGAAGGATTAATTAAATCACCAGATCAATTACAAATGGAAGAACAAATTGCACAACAACAAGCTATGATGCAACAGGCAACACCAGTAGTCGCTAAAGAAGGTGCTGGAATTGTTAGGGATAGTTTTAAAGCTAGGGGAGAACAACAACAACTAGAACAACAACAACAAGGACAATAACACATATGGGCGAAACAACTACAGTAAACATAACTCCTACAGCTAACGTTGAAACACAAGAGTACAGAGATAGTATGGTTCAGAAAATTGACCAAGCTAACGCTGCTCCTCAACCAACTTTACAACCAACAACAACTACGGAAGAAGTTAAACAAGAAAAAATACTTGGTAAATTTAATTCACAAGAAGATTTAATTAAATCTTATCAAGAATTAGAAAAGAAACTTTCTTCTAATACTTCTAGTACAAAAACAGAAAATAAAAATCCTTTACAAGCACAAGCTAAAACAGAACAACCATCAGCTATTAGTTCTGTATTTCAAGCTGCTGAGCAAGAATTTAATGAAACAGGTCAAATAAGCGATAATACCTTGTCTTCTTTAGAAAAATCTGGTCTTCCTAAACAATATGTAGATAATTATTTAAAAGGATTAGAAGCTCTTGGAGAACAATTCCAAAATAAAGCGTACTCAATTACTAAAGGTGAAGAACAATACAAAGCCATGACTGATTGGGTTGCTAATAATTTAACTGAAGAAGAAGTTGAAACATTTAATAGAGGAGTTGCAAGTGATGACTCTACTGCTTTATTTACTATTAAAGGAATGTATGCTAGATATAATACAGAAAGCAAAGAGCCTAAAATAAATTTAGGTCAATCATCTTCTTCAAATTCAACTGGAGAAAGATACGAAAGTGTGTCTCAATTAAAAGAAGATATGAAAAATCCTCTTTATCAAAAAGACCCAGCTTTCAGACAAAAAGTTGAATTAAAATTATCTAGATCAAATATTTTATAGAAATTCTTTCGGGTTAATTAGTTAGACCCGACTGATGTTAACGCTTAATAAAGTCTTAACCGTCCCGAGGGACGACAATTTTGTTACCTAAATAAGCTGTTTTTAAACTTAACTAAGCAACTTAACTTATAAGAAAGGGATATATAATGTCAAATTATACTCCTTCGTACATAGGTCAGGCTGCTGGTGCTGGTGATCAAAATGCTCTATTCCTGAAATTGTTTTCAGGCGAGACTTTGACTGCCTTCGAAACAGCAAATACTGCCCTAGATAGAACTATGGTTCGTACTATAGCTAACGGTAAAAGTGCAACGTTTCCAGTATTTGGAAAAGCGTCTGCTGCTTACCACGCTGCTGGTACTGAACTAACTGGTTCATCAATAACTGGTAATGAAAGAATTATATCAATTCAAGATTTACTAGTATCTCACGTGTTTATTGCTTCTATTGAAGAAGCTAAATCATCTTGGGAAGTTAGAAGTATCTATGCAAAAGAAATAGGTATTGCTCTAGCTAATCAAATGGATAAACACATTTATCAAATGTTAGTGAAAAACGCTAGAGAGTCTGCTGTAGCTCCACAAGCTGCTGGACAAACTATTACTGACGCTGACTTTAACACAAACGGTGCTTCTGCTGCTGCATCAATTTATGCTGCTGCAAGATACTTAGATGAAGCTAACGTTCCAGCTGAAGACAGATATGCTGCTGTATCGCCACAAGCGTACTACAGTATGGTTTCTGATACTTCTGCTGCTGTAATCAATAGAGATTTCGGTGGTTCTGGAAGTTATGCAGATGGTAAAGTATTAAAGATTGCTGGAATTGAAATTGTTAAAACTAACAATTTACCAGCTTCTAATATTACATCTGGCGTTGGTGTTGGTTCTGTAGTTGGTTCTGGCGGTGGTTTAGGAGGAAACTTCTCTACTACTGTTGGTTGCGTATGGCACAAAAGTGCTGTAGGTACAGTTAAATTACTAGACCTATCAACAGAGATGGAATACTCTGCGAGACATCAAGGAACATTACTTGTTGCTAAATATGCGGCAGGACACGGTGTTCTAAGACCAGAAGCGTCTTTAGAAATTAAGACAGCTTAATTACCTTGTAATGTAAATTAAGATTGGGGGAATGAAAGTTCCCCCTCTTAATACAAAATTAAAATTATTTATTTATGCCTTTAACAGTAACATCAAAACTAGAAGCAGTTAATACTATGCTTACTAGTATCGGAGAAATTCCAGTATCTAGTATAACATCTGCTACTACTAATGATGTGTCTATTGCAATACAAATTTTAGATCACGTTTCTAGAGAGGTACAGTCACGTGGTTGGTTTTTTAATACAGATATTAATTATTCTTTAGTACCTACTAATAATAACGAAATTGTTTTACCAGCTAACGCACTAAGAGTGGAATTAGCTGAATCTTCTAGATTACATAATTATGTAGAACGTAATAGAAAATTGTACGACAGAGTTAACAATACATATACTATAACAAATACAGTAAAAGTTAATATTGTATTTTTATTAGATTTTGAAGAATTACCAGAAGTAGCTAGACATTATATAATGATAAGATCTTCTAGAATTTTTCAAGATAGAATGTTAGTATCTAGTGAATTACATAAATTTCATGAAGTTGATGAATTACAAGCCTATATGAATTTAAAAGAAACAGAAGGCGATATAGGTCGTCATAATATTCTTACAGGTAATTATGATGTCTATAGAGTATTAGATAGAGGAAATTACCAACCAGACAAATCTTCAATCGTTAATGAATAATGGCATCAAGATTAATTTCAACAAGTATTCCCAATTTGTTAAATG